ATTTTTTAGTCTATCAGTAGACTAGTGACTAGGCACCAGCGTTACCGAAGAAACCTCTCCAGTCTGACCAACCAAAGCTATAACGCTCACGAGCTTTAAAGCGAAGGTTACCAGTGTCGAAGTCTGGTTCCATCTTAGTCTGAAGCGGCGAACGTACGAACATTTTCGCACCATTCGGGCAATCAGTCTTGATGAAGAAAGCATTCGTATCGGTAAATCTACGGTTTACGTAGAAGCCGCCAGGGACAAGTCCTTGGTTACGGATGCTGTTGATGTCATTCGTATTTGTTACACCCGAATCAGAAACGATTGTGGTGGACAAAGCAGAGTTCAGAATCTGGTCTGCAGTGAATGCGAGGTCCGAAGGAATGTGCAGGCTTTCGGCTTGCGCACCAATCAGGATACCACGGTCATCTTTGATTTTCGAGATGCTAATCAAAGCAGTCTCAAGCGATGCTTCCGAAAGGTCAGCAGCGGCCAGCAAGTTGCTTTGGTCGCCATCGCCAATCGTTGCGTGTGAAGCCGAGAACAACGCATCCCCGTCACCACCTGCATAAGCAGCGTTAAAGCCGTTGTTGAATACATCAGCAGCTTTTACTTGTTTGGTGTTTGCCATTGCACGGGCCAGACCTTTGGCACGTAGTTTAGCAAACGTATCATACAAGTTATCTTCCATTGCTTCTTCTGTGATGGCAAAGCCAAGAGCAACAGTCTCGTGTGTGTAACGAGCAGTGTAGCTTTCTTGGGCATCGTCATACGATACAGCAGCGCCTTCACCTTTTACAGGTGCAGTGCCGAAGCCTGTGAAGAGAACTTCTTCTTCAAATGCACGGTCTGAATTTTCAACATCAAACAACGGTGCATGTTCATCGGACACTTCTCCATACTCAACGCCAAATACAGCGTTAAGACCTGGGAGTAGCTCTTTGGAAATACTTCCTCTATTAATAGCCATTTCTAATTATCTCCCTTAGTTGAATGCCGTAACTGGTGTTGTTACCAGTACGTTAATGAAGTTCTGTTGGCTAACAGCACCCATTTGGACTTCCAAACGAGTATATGGGTCGCCAACAGCGTTACCTGGCTCATCGACAACGCCGACAACACGGAACAGGCCAGCAGCCGAAGTTCCGACACTACCTGCAGTGGTTAGAGCCGTGATTGTGGAACGACCAGTGAAGGTAGAACCAGCAGCAATATTCGAAGCTGCTACGTTTTTACCAACGATACCAGCAGCAACGGTTGTGTCCGAGCTAATGATATAGGTTTGATTTGGGTCGTCGTTTACCAAACCGACAATATCGGAAGCCGATACGCCAGAGTAGTAAGGTTTAAAGTATTGCTCCCCGTCTGCTACGTAACTACAGCCTTGGAATGTACCAATAGCCATTTGAGTCGAAGTAACGAGTGGAACTAGCGAGCCGCCAGACAAGCGTACAGGAGTACCTGTATACATTGCACCAGCACCAGAAGCGATTGGGTACGAAGTTGCACCACTGCTCTGAGGCGAGTTACCACGAACACGGGAAGGAGTGATACCAGTAATTAGTTTAGTAGTCATTTTATTAATCTCCTAAGTTGTGAATCATGTAGCCAGACTCTGTAGCACCTTACTCTTAATCAAAAGAGGGTGTACGTCCTCTGGTTACGTTTGTTTTGCTTGAGTTTCGAACAGGCATTTTTCTGTCGCTTGCATTTTCAAGTTGCGAGTTAACAGCGTCCACCATATTGGCAGATGCATCTTCGAAATGACGTTGCCGTGCTTCTGCACGTTTGATGGGCATTTTGGCAAGAGCCAAGTCCCCACGGCAAACAGTACCGCTATAACGACCTTCATCTCTAACCATAGAGGTGTGGCCTAGTTCAGGTACTTCGTCGAGAGAAACAAACTCCCAGCCTTCAGCTAATCGCTTACCAACATTTGTATAATCGTCTTTACCTTTAAGGGAGATGCGTATCCAACGTAGTTTCATTCCTTGTTCGTCAAATCTATTGTTAACAAACTGTGGAATATCTAAAAGGTTCGGTTCGACATATTCGTAGTCTTCTGTTTCTCTTGTTTCCAGTTCACGAGACTGGGATTCACGTGTGGTATTTCGTGCCATAAGTATATGTATCCTTTCGCAGCTATCTGTTAATTGTTGTATATTCGCCATCACCAGCTGATTCTACTTTCAGCTTTTCGGCGGCATACTGTTCAAGTGTAATTCCCCACTTTTGTGCGAGTCGTACGTCTTCTTGAGAGAGTTTAACTTTCTTGTTAGACGGGGATGCTGAAGTGTGCGATGCTCCAGCTACTACTTGAGAAGCCGTTGACGTAGGCTTCGTACGTGGTTTATCGGCAGCTACTTCTTCTGTAGTTGTTCCGAATTTGTTAGGGAAAGTATCTGCCATGCGGCGGTTAATTTCCTCGTAATAATCGTCATCAGCAGGGTCAAAGCCTTCGCCTTGTACCTCTGAATCAATCTCAAGAGCAGCAGCAGTTAAGACACGGTCTTTATTAAACCAGTCATTCTCTGTTACCCAACGCTGTGCTTTTCTATCAGCAGCTTTATTAACGGGTAGTTGTTGCTCTTGTTCTTCAAAGTTAATAGGCTTAAAAGATTCAGCCTCTTGTTTGAAGGTTTTAATGTTATAGCTATCTTGCTGCGCATTAGTAAGTGCTTCTTGCGCTTGTAAGATTCTATCTGATTCCCCGCTGTCCAGTGCTTCTTTATAGGCACTCTTAGCAAGTTCAATTCTTTCGGTAACTTGACGCTCATTAGATTCTACGTTTGTGTTTAGAAGAGTACCGTATTCTTCTTCACGCTGCTGCAGTTTAACCTGCATGTCTTTTTGAGCTTGTAGCAGTTCTTCAATCTGAGCTTCACGTTCCTTCTTCTGTTTTACCAGCTGACGGATACGCTTCTGTGCGCCTGATGTTTCTGCTTCTTTAGCTGATGCTTCCTCTTCCACTTCTGCAGTGGCAGTGTCTTCTTCAGCTTCTACTTCTGGGGTTGGAGCAGGTTTAGCCTGCTTCTCAACTTCTACTTCTGGTGCAGCAGATACAACTTCTTCTTCTGCGCCTTCAATTTCAATTTCAATTTTATCGGGGGATTCACCTTGTTCAGGTGTAATAGTAGACCATTCAGTCTCTGCCATTTGTACTTCTCCTGTTTAACGTCCTCAGCGAACTTAGACGAATAACGCTGATGTGATATATTATATAGTATAAGTTACCGTGTTACAATAGCAACACGTTAAATTAATTTGATAGATTAAATGTTGGGTCTAAATCTTTAGGGCTTTCAACTACCATTTTAACATCGTCGTCAAAAATAAGTAGCAGTTGAATGCCTTTGTATAGGAATTTATTCCCTGCGTGTTTACCGTAACACACATAGTCTCCTTCTTTACACCAAGGAGTATCGCCAAACTTGCTGTCTTGATAGGCGGCGTTGCCTACCTTAAGTACACGGCCAACTGTTGTAAGATAAGCCATGTCCGATTTGGTTGAGTCAGGAAGAATAATACCTCCCTTTGTCTTTTCTTTAATAGACAGTGGGCGGACAAGTACAGTGTATCCTGGAACTTCTGGTAATGGTGTTGGGTCAGGTACATCGTCATTTGTAATCCACTCGTCATTTTTAATAGCATTAGATGCTGCTTGCATTAGTCTAGTCCTCTTCTATGTATTTAGTTAGATAGTCTTTAATAATACCAATTGATTTCTCAATCCCTGCAATATTACCTACCACCTCCTTATACATAGGATAGTCTGAAGCTGTCCCATATGCAAGCGAATTTTTCAATCCTTCAATTTCTTTTTGAAGTTCTTTAATTAGTTCTTCGTATAACAATATTAATTACCTTGTTGGTTCTTCATAATAGTGTTCAACATATCAGTAGAAAGCTGCACTTCCTTAATACCATTGGCTTCCTGTGTTTTAATTAAGTCAGCCAGAACGTCCATAGCTTTCAAAGCTCTCTTGGCGTTACGGTCTTCTTCTTTCTGATATGCTTGCATGTTAGCTTGCATCCCTGCTTCTTGAGCATCAATAGCAATCTTCTGCTCTTTCAAGTCAAGGTCACGTTGTTTGAGCGAAGCATCTACCTGAGCCTTAGCAGCCTGAGTTTGATTTTTCTGTTGCTCAACCTGTAGCTTCTGTGTTTCAATCTGAAGCATCTGTTGTTCAGGAGACATGCCACCACCTTGAGCCATCTGCATGTTTGTCTGCATGATTTGCTGGGCAGCTTGTGCATTTGCCATTTCTTCTGGGTTAGGCATCTGAGCAAGTTGAGCAGCTATCTGTGGATTCTGAGCCGCCTGCATAGACAGACCATCAATCTGTTCTTTATACTTCAGAAGCATATGCTCAGAGATATTGGCCTGCAAGGCTGCAGCCATCTGATTAAAAAATGGATTTTGTTGATTGCCTGGGTCTTGCAGGAAAGCTCCCTTGAACGAGATGTGTGCATCGTGGTTCTGACCTGTAAAGGCTTGGATTGGTTTATTCTGAGACACAGCCAAGATGTCGGTCATTGGGTCTTGAGGTTGCGCCTCGTCTTTGCGGGGCATCAACGAATCAATGTCAGGTACATTAGCTGTAGTAAGAAGCATACGATTAATGGCTTCCATGTCAAACATGCCTGGCTCTGATTGTTGAGCAATCTGCTGAACCATCTGGATAAGCATCATGCGCTGAGCATTCGAAGGAATGTTAGGGTCAGACACTGGTACAATATCTACACGACCATCGAAGTCTTTCTTAAGAATCTTCTCAGAAATTCCAGGAAGGTCATAAGGATATTCAGGTGGTAGATACTCATAGTCAATACGAGCCAAGATTTTAAACTCGTCGCCCTGTGCCTTGTGTAGACGTTTATGGATTGAGGAGAAGAACTTACTTGAAGCTTCTAACAATGCCAAGGTTGTACCAACGGGACCATAGCCACCGCTGTCTGCAATTACTTGTTCGGTGCTGTCAGCAAACTTCTGACCTGTCTGCGTTACAAAGGTAAGCATGTTGAACAAAGTCTGCGATGGTTCTTTGAAGGGCAGTGGGATAATAGACTTAGACAAGTCCATGCCTGTTGCTTCTACTTCTTTAAATTCCCCTGGCGCAATAGGGTCGTTATCTCCGACCATACGGACGCCCTTAGCTTTGAAACCCCCTGGTAAGTTAGCGAACTGGCCAGCATCAAGTAGGCTGCGCATTGCAGCAGTAGCAGACATAGTAAGATTGCCAAGGAAGTGAATAAGACCCAAGCCGTAAAAACCAAAACCAGGAACATATCTGTAGTGCGTGAAGTGCATCTTCTTGACATACTTATCGTCTCCCTCTTCCCAGTTGCGTCGAATAGACAATACAGCACCAGTAGTTTCTTCTACTGTTACAATGTAAGGGCAGGCAACTTTACCTGAGTGCATCTTGTCTTCTTCAATCTCTAAGTAGCAATGTTGTTCAAGTAGTACATACTGTGGGTCGTTGTCTGAAGCAGGAGACAAACCAAGAACACTGTCCATCTTTTCAGCCATACCTGATAGTGTAGGAATACCAGCTGTAGGTAGTTCTATGTCTGCATACATTCCAGCATCTACTTGCCTAGCCAAATCCACAGGACTGCGATATATAACATGAGTGTAACGGTCTGCTCTACGAAGGTCAGTCGCATAGTAAGAAACATAAAACTGGTCAATAGGCACAAACTCGCTAACAGGGCGGTCAAGACTTGCATCATAATAAACTTTCTTAAAGGCAGAACCAATAAGCGGTAGGTGAAAAAGCATACGCTCAAACTCGTCATAGTATTCAGGCATCTGTGTTGTGACCTGATAGTTCATAAAGTTTTGTACACGGTTTGCTTGTTGTTGTTTCTCTAAGGTTGCATCACCTAAGACCTGAGCCTTAACTGGGCCTTTGGCAGGGAACAACTCGGTAGATGCTTTAGCTTGGAACTTGACAGCAGACTCAATCAACAGTGGGTGTACTGCAGTGGCTGCACCTTCAAATGGTTCCGTTGTATCTTCTAGCTTAAGACCAAGAAGTTCAAAGCCACGCTCGAACATTGATTCCCACTCAGAGCGAGAGTCCTTATCAGCATTGAACTTATCAATTACTGTGTCACCAATTTCAGATAGCGTGTCCTCGTCAATTAAGTCCACAAGGTTTTCAAAGAAGCCTTCGTTGTCACCAAGGGTAAGTTCGATTTCTACTTCACCTGCTGTGCCTTCAAGGTCTACTTCAATCTCTCCAGTCTCAGGGTCAACAGAGATAATGGCATCGGCAGACGTAATGTCTTCGATGTTCATATCAATGCCTGATTCTTTTGATTTGTCTGATAGGTCGTATGGATTACGTTCAGTTGCCATTTACTTTTGTTCCTTGTTTATTACTTGGAAGAATATCATTGAGCCTATTATACACTTAAGTGCGCCAGTATCCAACCCTCTTTTGTCTTCTTGGATTATAATCGTCTTCCCAGCTTGGGTCTTCGTTATGGGAGACATGCCAAGAGTCACGCATATAGTGGATAGCCATGGTCATTGCATCGACTTGGTCATCGTGTGCGCCATTGGGAAAGGCTAGTGCTTCATCGAATAAATCCTTTGCCCACTCCTTGCCTTTCGGGATGTAGACACGACCCGACTCCATAAGAGGCGTAGCGGCATAGACACGTGATACCTTGTCCCTATCAGGAAGGTAGTCCAGAACAGGTAGTCCAGCGAGGCGCATATCCTGAAGCAACGATTGACCAGAAGCTTTCTTCTCAATGATACACACATCTGGTCTGTGTTTTTGGTATAGATGTTGTGCCGTACGGCGAAGGTCAGGATACTCGAAGCGCTCTTTAACATTGCCGAGAAGGATAAGGTTAGATATAGTGTACTCACCTCCATACTCGTCACGCTCCGACTGGTGAAAGATGCCCCAGGTTTGGATAACACTATAGTCAGCCGTCTTCTTAGTAGAGAAGGCTGTGTCATACGTCTGGATAACAAACTCACAGTGCGGCGGGTCTTCGTACTCCCACCATTGAAACCATTTCTTTTTAATAATCCCGCCTTCGTCTGGTGACGGGTTCTGCATGTATAGTGCATCCCAGTATCTACTCCCATTACTTGCTCTAATCTCTTGCTCATCCAGCTGCAGTACTTCATCTGGCTTCCACTCAGGGAAGTATGACGAGCCTTCGGGTAAGCCCAATAGCTCTGCCGATGCCTCATCTAGCCAAGCAGGGATACTAATTACTTCCCAAGGAATACCAGAGATGTCTGACTCCTGCTTCAGTAACCAACCACACAGGTCGTCATAGTGATACCTTGTGTTGATAATAATAATGGCACCATTCGGCATGAGACGTGTACGTAGACCTGATGGCCACCAGTCCTTGATATACCTACGGCCTGCCTCTGAGAAGGAATCTTCTTCAGACATCACATCATCCAGCAGGGCTAAGTGCGCACCACGTCCAGCAATCTGTGAACGGACACCAGCTGCATAGTAAGAACCATTCTGGTTTGTCTTCCACTTACCTGCAGCCTTGGCATCTGCTCTAAGCTGGACACCCTTGAATGTTTTCTGGAAGGCTTCTGTATTTACAATGTCCCTCACGCTACGTCCAAAGTCACTGGCAAGCTGGTCACTGTGGGAGACAGACATAATCTCGTGGTTGGGTTCTCTGCCCATATACCACGCTGGAAAGATTTTACTGGTAATTAAACTCTTACTAGAGCGAGGCGGTAAGAAGACCATAAGTCTCTTTAGCTCCCCATCTGCTACCTTCTGCAATCTGTCACATAGTAGCTCAATGTGCCTGCCCATCTTGAAGTCAGTCACCAGCGTGGGTGCAGTCTTCTTAACAAAGGTCAGTAGGTCTTCCTTAGACCTTGCCTTAATATATTCCTCAAGACAACCTTCCAGTGCGTTGTACTCTGCAGGGCTTGCTTGTTGTTCTAATTCTATAGTGTTATCCATTATTTCCTTAGTGTTACAGCTTGTAACAATATGTGATATGCTAATATCATTAAGTGGTATTGTGTCAGTATCAGTTCCATGTTAAACTATCTTTACTTTAAAGTTCGGAGGTACAATATATAACCTCCCAGGCCCCGCCCCAACTTTAATGCCTCCCGACTCTATGTATTATATCTTCTATCCACTTTGTATACAAGCATTAACTACATACCACCTCGGAGGCCCCGCCCCAAAAGTAAAAGATTATAGACCTGGTAAAAATTATAAATTTTATCGGCAGTGTTTTGCTGTATGTCTTTCCCAGACAAAGGGGTAGGGGGTCTAAACAGACAAGCCCCTCCCAGATTATCCCAAACTCCCCCATGATTATAGGTTCTAGTAAAAATACTAAATATATGTCAGGGGTATGTTATATATATACGTGCGAGGTGATTTCTTTGGGTGGGGGTCGCATGATGCATCCGCACAGATATGCACATTATGCAGGCAAGAAACCTTAATCTACGATTAAACCTCCCAAATCTTCCCTAGATTATGACAAGTCCTAGCTATTTCTCTCTCTGAGAGTGTAAAAGGATACCCCAGAGACTACCCCCTATCTTCGATAGACTACCCCCTCCCCCTCCCATGTCTTCCCTAAACCTTTGGTTTAACTGGATAATATATCCGTATGAAGAATGCGCTTGACATGACACGCAAAGTCTTAGTAGTATCACTATATCTACTTCTTACGAAGATATAGATGATACACTTAACCAACCAATGAGGAAGGAAATGATTATGTTTTGGAACGGATTGATTAACTGCCTGTTGGGCTTTGCCCTAGCAATCTTTGCAGTAATTACTGTGGTAATTCAAGCACCGATGCCACCGCTTGCCTTGCTGCTCATGCCTGTCTTAGCCCTTGGGCTTTGCATCTCTGGCATGGTGATGATGACGTTCACACGGCCTTAGTAGTATCACTATTAGTAAGTTCTTACGAACTAATAGATGATACACTTAACAAACAACCAACCGATTAAGGATTTGATTATGACTAACCC